GGATGGGCATCGTGCGCACTCAAGCTCAAAAAGGTGAACAAAGGCAGTTTGATCGCAGGCTTTCCGAAGTGGGTTACAAGGCATACCGGCGACTTTGATAATGGAGGCGTGCAGGACATGACATCGGATTTAAAAAACCCAAGGGTTGAGGTCACAAACAAAACACCGTGGGCTGACAACGTCATTCCAGCAAGCGAGCAACTCAACGCGCTTTCAGTCGTTTCAACAAAGATGAAAAAGCAAATGGAAGCCATCTTAAAAAAGAGACAAAAAGGACTTATAGAAACATAACGATATGGCCGACGTAACAGTAGAATTTGGAGCAACCGACACAGGACTTGAAAAGACACTCAAGGCCGTTCAAGGGGAATTAAATAGCCTCAAAGACAAGGTCAAGGGCGGCGAGCTTTCCATGACCGAGCTTGAAGGAACGATGAAGCGCATCGGTCAGGTTACGTCGATGGAGAAAAACATCAAGGCTATCGGCGATCAGTCGCAAGGCACGACAACCCAAGTAAAAGCCCTTGGAACAGCGGCAGAGGACACGGGGAAAAAGGGAGAAATTGGCTTCGGGAAAATAGCTGTAGGCGCAACGCTCGCCGGAGCCGCTGCCAAAGTTGGATCAATGGCGATAGAGGCGGCGTTTGCCGTTGCTCAGAAGACCGTGCAAAGCTTCGGGGATGCGTTGAATATGGGAGGACGGCTTGCAGAACTTTCAGACCGCACGGGAGTTGCTGTTGATCAACTTTTGATCTTGGAGCGAGCATTCCAAAATACAGGAGTCGGGGCCGATTCACTTGGGCCTATTCTAAATAAAATGCAAAAGGCCATTGTTGACGCTGGCGATGGGAGCAGCAAGGCGGCTGATGCGTTTACGAAACTAGGTATCCCCCTTTCTACGCTTCAAAACTTATCACCAGACGAGCAACTCCGCGCAATAGGAAAAGCTATCGCTGGCATTCCAGACCCTGCGGAAAGGGCCGCCGTCTCGATGGAGATATTCGGTAAATCTGGCGGTGCGTTGAATCAGATGTTTGCCGACATGGATGGTGAGATTGACACGGCAAAGTCTCAACTAGGAACGCTTCCGCAAATAATGAAAGAAGGCGCAAAGCAATTTGACCGGATATCTGATGCGGTTGTTATTATTAGTGGAAAATTCGTTGAATTTGCGGCTGGAATTATCGACAAAGTAAAACCGGCATTGGATGCGCTAACAACGGCATTAACTCGCATTGATGCGGCAAAGCTAGGCCAAGAACTAGCAGGGTTTTTCACAGGGGCGGGCGAAGGAATGAAGGGATTCCAGGCCGCCGTAGATGCTATTGATGCTGGCGAAATGGGCACGGCATTTAAAATTGTAGGACAGGCAATCCAACTGCAATTTAAAGAGACCGCAAACAGCGTTTACACCAATATGGTCGCTGCTTTTAAAACAATTGGGGATTTTATAATGGAGCAATTCGCATCAGGCAGTCCATTGATTATGACTATAACGTCAACATTTGATTTTGTTGCCGGCTACATAAAGAAAGTGGTGTCAGGAACGCTATTTGAAACTTTCACGAATCTTGGGCCAGCTTTCAGTAGGATTGCCGCAGGGCTAAAAGACAGTGCCGAGGCAGGGGCGTTGTCGGCAGACTTGGCATTGCAACGTATACCTATTGCCGCTGAGCTTGCAGCCGAAAAAGCAGGCGAGTCAATGGGCAACATCCCAGAAAACTTCAAGGAAAACATGGCTGGCGTTCCTCCGCTGTTTACAGACTTAGAAAAGCACCAGCAGGAAATTGACCGACTGACGCAAAGTATCACAAAATCGCAAGACAAACAGACGACCGCTGTGAGTGAGACAACAAAAGAGCAAGCGGCAGCCGAGCAGGAGGCGCGCAAATACTTTGACGAATACAAAAAAGGCCAATCTAAAGCAGCAGAAGACGCTGTAAAATCCGCAAAAGCTGAAGAGGAAAAACAAGCAAAACTTGAAGAGGTCTTGAGGCTCAAACGTGAAGAGAACGCCGCGCAGCTTGGAATTAACAACGCGATTGCGGCTGGAAATTTCCAAGAATCAGAAGCATTAAAAAATGCAGAATCACTTCGCAAAACAATTGAGGATTTAAAAAAGACAGGATTCGGAGAAGGTGAGGCTACGAAAATGGCCAATGAAATGGCTCGCGCCGCACGCGAGGCCGAGCGAGTGCAAAAATCTCTTGCCACCAAGATTGGAACAGATATTAAAGCACGCCAAGAATCTGAAGCGATCGACCCAAGCGGAGCATTGATGAAGAGAGCACAAGAGCAAATCAGCAAAGGGGCATATGCCGCCGCTGAAGCAACGGGAGCGCAGATTAGAACCAGAGAGCAAGAGGCCATGATTCGCGGAGTTGGATCTGGAACCGATAGAAGAGCACTTCAAGACATTGCGAAGGATTACGGACTAGACACGATGGGGAAAACGTCATCTGAAATGCGTGATGAGCTTTACAAAATCCGAACCGAAGGCCAATTCCCAAGCGACAAGATGAGCAAGAGCTTGGAATCTGCTAAAAAAGGACTAGGGGAAGGCATGCAAAAAGAGGGAAAAGCGAAATCCGCAGAAAAAGATAAACCCATGAAACTTGATGAGATGGTTAAATCTATTCTTAAATTGATTGAAAAAATTGAACCTAAATTGCCTACCGCAGCATTAGTATAATATGAGCTACATTTATAAAGGAGCAGAGGGATGGGTAAAACAGCCGAATCGAATGGTCAAGACATTCCGAAGTGGATTGTGCATGATCCAGCAGGATTATATCCAGCGAAAAGACAAGGTGGATTTCTTCAGCTTCCGCGAAGGCGATAGGCTTTCTGACGAGGACGCGGAACCATGTATTGATGGAGCGTTCATATTTCCCGCGCCGGAATATAAAGACATGGGGAATGGCTTCATTAGTTGCACCGTGACCGCTTACGGAAGGGTAAATACAAATGGAGCTGTGGATTTAAATAAACGCCTTGGAATTTATGTTTCCACTTTCACAAGGTCGTTCTTTAGTGGGGAATTTACAAGCCAGTCCGGAGCGTCACAAAAGTTCTTTGATGTCGCCATATATCGCTTCGCAGCAAGGAAAAGTGAGTTTATAACCGCTCCAGAGACTCCAGAGTTATATATCTATGAACTAGATGGAACTAAATTACCCGTAGGGTCAACAAGAACGGAGAGTGGCAATCAATCTTACAATATTCAAACATACAATTTGGGCCGTCAAACAGAAAGTTACGAAAGCACAAGTTATGGTGAATTTTTAGAGGTCATTATCTCCGTTTCCGCAACTGGCAATTTCGTTCAAGATACGACTTTCGGCCCTGCCGCTTAATTTATGGTAAATAATGTTCCAAACATATTCAGCCAGCTTCTTAAGTCAGCGGGCAAGTCGTCATCCGGTGGATATCCATATCAGATAATGGCGGCTGACCTTGATAAGAATTTTGTTTACGCAACGCTCGAGATCGATGCGACTTTAGTCGAAGAGAAGTCGGGCCAAGAGGGGTTTACCAAACGCAAGCTCAAAATTCCAGCCGTGCCTAGTTCTGGCACATACGTACTCGGAGCCGTGTCGGGCGGGTTGACTTGGATCGCCACGGAGGAATGCTAATATGATCCTAGGCCGCACACCAGGAGGGCTGATCAAGACAAAGAGCGACGGCGGCCTTCGCGCTGTGAATTGCGCGTGTTGTGTTCCGCCGCCTCCGACTGGATGCTGTGCGTATACGGCAAGCGGGATTTTGAATGGACTTTATACGGCCACAGATTTGCCAGATGAGATAAAAGTCTATAACGGCGGATTTGGGTTTAATGGAAATATTTTTACAAAATCCGGAAATGGTTATTATCTTGCCTTAGGCGACGGATACCAGATAGAGGCTCAGTTAATTGGAGTAAATTATGAATGGCGTCTTTTCCAAGTAGGAGCAGAAGATTCAGTCGAATTAAATCCAGAAACCCAATCATGTCTTTATAGCATTTTTCCGCCAGAAGGCGATTGTGCTTCAGATACGTTAGCTGATAGTTACTTACTAACATCCTCTGGCACATTTTCTCCAGAAACCGTTACTCGAACCACAGATGCTTGTACTTGGAATTACGAATATCCCGATCCATGTGTCGGTGCGTTTGCTAGATTGCAACTTGCATCATATGAAGGCATCTCACCTCAATGGGGCTGTATAATTAATAAATCAGTTTGCGGAGGTAGTTTTGAATTTGGATCTAAGGACGGGCCGCAAAATTCCCCTGTTGGGAACTATTTAGATAATTTTGGAGATTTAGTTTTTACTGTATCATGACCTGCCCATACACAACATCCACAACTCGCGAATATAATGTATGTGAACTCGGCCTCTACGGAGGCAAACCAAGTCGCGGCACTTGCTCCCGCTGTATGGAGCAAGGAGAGAACACTTCAGAATTTGCACAGGCGTTAATTGCACGATCTGAAAAATCCCATCCTTTATCTCAGCGCAAAATTTCCGGCTGCTGCGATTCCGCAAAAAACTACATTTGACAAAACACACGAATAAATGGCACGCGACCTTTATATTGACATGACCAACCGCAGGCTTGCGACAAGCCTGACAAGCCTTGCTCCAGCGGCTCCTCCGCGATTCGTGAAGGGCGACAACGGCGAAATAAATCTCTATTTCTTGGAAGCAACTGGGAACATTGAAACACCATTCACCGTTGTCGATATGACCGGAACAACGGTCAAATTCGGCGTAGGAACAAGGACGGGAACGCCCGCAAGCGGAACGTTCACGCTATCTTTTGGCGGCGAGACAAGCGGAGCTATTGGCTTCAGCGCAACCGCTGGCGCGATCTCGTCCGCGCTTAACTCGCTTTCAGCAATTACAAGCGTAGGGAGTGTTAGCGTAGACGGCACGATGGCAACCAACTTTGTCATTTCGTTCAATTCCGCAGGGACGCGATCCGCGATCACAGGCGATTTTGCAAGACTGATACCGACCACATCGGCACTTGTTGACGAGCGGCTAGCCGGAGATGCCACGACCGCCGAAATCCAAGAGCTGCAACTCCGACTCGCTCCGGCAGTTTACCAACCGACATGGACTGATCTAGGCACAGCCTTGACGGTTAGCGTTGCAACAACAATCACCGGTTCAACAATTAACAACGAAGCGCAACGGATCTCATTTTCACGAGATCCCTACTTAGGTAGCTTCCGCTTGACCGTGCCAACATACAACGTGGATATCGTATCGACCGTAACGGATGGCGTATTTATTTCGGCAACAAACCACGGGCTTTCACTTTCTCAGCCTGTTGTATTAACAGGCTTCACGGCATTGACCGGATATACCGCCGGAACTCAGTATTTCGTTCGATCCATTCCCCAGGCGACCGAGTTTTTGCTCGGTATTACCGCAGGAGCAACCGCGATCACAACCGGCACAGGAACGGTAACAACTGGCAGCGTTGCGACAACGATCCTACGCCAGACTAACCCGCTGGACGCAAGCACAACGGCGGCTCAACTTCAAACGGCAATGCAAAACCTTGACTCTATCGGTCTTGGAAACATAGTCGTTACTGGAGTTCAAGGCGTTTATTATGACCTGAATTTCTCAGGCGACAAGGGCTTATCTGATCTGCCACTTATGCAAGTGCAAAGCGGATTGATTGCAGTTCCAGGAAAGACGGCATCGGTCAACTTCTCGACATTCGGAGTGCGCGATTATTTGCTCAACGCGACAAGCGCAACGGCGGATATCGAGATCGAACTGACTGAAAGCGGCGAGCGCAATACGATCATTCTCCAATCATGCACATTGACCGAGGAACTCATCACTCAAGCCAGCTTGATCTAATGGACAGTCACGCTTTCCATTCGCTCGTCGGCACGTCCGCGCCCGCAGCCGCTGTCTTGATCTCGTTCTCGGAAGTTGAAGCATGGCTGCGTATCGCTTCCCTGCTTCTCGGAATTTGCATCGGTGCAGTTTCGTTGTATAAAATGACCAGAACCAAAAAACCATGAAAACACTACTCGCAAAATTGAAGGAACCTTCGACCATTCGCGGCATTGCCATCATCGGCGGAGTTGCCGGTCTTAGCCTGGAGCCAGCAAAATGGGACGCAATCGGAG